TCCAGCTTCAGGTGCTTGATTTTCAGGAGGTGTGCCACCAGAGGGAGGAGGTCCAAAATTAGGAGGAGCTTCACTTCCACCGCCAGCAGGAGGAGGAGCTTCACCGCCACCAGAAGGAGGTGGAGCACCTTCACCTCCTGGAATAGCCCCCCCAGCTCCAGCCGCTAATGGTTGACCCTCAACCATTTCTCCACTAACTGCCGCACCTCTCCAGTTTCCACCATTTGCTTGAATTTGAGCCAATTCAAATTCAAGTTCTTTATCTTTTTTCAAGAATGCTCTATTTGCCAATATTTCTTGATCATCCCACTTGAGGTATTTCTTTTGTGCATATGTCTTAGAGATAGATTCATTCTGAGTCATATTATTAAATGTTGTATATTTTATTTCAGATTTTTGAGCTTCTCTCATTTCGTAAAAATTAACAGGAGGTACGAAATTTAAGTTGAAGTCAGTTTCCTTTATATCATATTTGTCCCAAAGTCCCTTTAGTCTTAAATGGACAATAAATGTGTTTTTTATGCTTTCAGAAAATTGAGACTGTAGTCTCATAATAAAGTTTGCGAATTTCAACTCTTCTCTAAGGATAGACATCCCGTCATTATAAGCAGATTCTGGTGAGATTCTATTTACTGGAACCTTCAATGCCTTGTATAGTTTTATTAAAAAATAATCTAAATCTGGTAAACTATTGAGAGCTTGTCCAGCGGGTAATGATTTCACATCAGTGCCTTCCGATCCCTGTCTTTTAGCGAACCAATAGTTATCCAAATAACTCTGAGGATTAAACTTATTAACTTGCCCACTTTGATCCATGTCAAATGTTCTTTTGGACCAATAATCTTGAATCATCTTCCTAAGATATGCTTCAGCTTTAGGTGCTGGCATTGTACCAACATCCACATTGAAGACCAATCTCTCAGGTGCTCTAGCTAAACGATAAATTACTATACTATCTTCAATCAAAGATAACTGCCTATAAGATCTTCTTGCGTTTTCAATAAAAGGAATACGCATTGTTTTGTTCTCATTCCAAATACCAGAATTAACATATGTTATCTGATTCTTATCCATTGGAATTAATGCATAATCTATTATTTTTGAAGGATTTGTCTTATCGAAAACTGGTTTACGTAGCAAAAATCCTTTGATCATCATATTTTGGACATTACCAAAAATGGGATCGATCAATTCAGTAGGGACACTAATAACTCCTAGAACACCCTCATCTTCTCTCTCCTTGTGAATTACATTTTCCCAATACAATTCCCCATCAACTAATACACTGCGAATGTATTCCCAACCTTTTTTCTCAAGTTCAAAATAATTTATAACCTTATCGAACTCTTCATCTATTTCCTTTTTAACCTCTGTTTTAAATTTTTCTTTGGTGTATTCTAACAATATAATTTCACCATTTTCATTTTTATTTATTCCCTCATCACAAATTTCATCCAATGCTTCACTTACCTCTGAAAAAGCCGCCATTACACGATAGTCACGAATTCTTGCGATCTTATCTGCCTGAACATTCGCATACATGTATTGCGAAAAGTTTGAATCGATGTTAAAAAATGCAGAAGGTGATAGATCATTGTATTCAGACGAAGAACTGATACTTTGTCTGGACAGTGCTTCGGTTCTTTTAGAACCAGTATCTTGAAAAGATTTAAATTTCGGATTTAGTTTAGAAATAGTATCTATAACAGTATAAGACTGATATGGAAGATAAGAATTAACATAATTCATTAAACTTCTTCCGAATGTAGATTCTCTTCCTGTTGAGGCGTTTGCTGGCACGTTATTATTTATGTGTCGGTTTTCAAAAATAAAGTTTTTTTGTCTGGTATTTTTAGAAATTTCAACTACAATACGAATAATGCAAACATTAGATTACGTAAAAAATATACTATTTCATAAAAAAAAGCACACTTCAAAAAATATAGAAGATCTTAAAACATACAATCCATTTATGGTTAATCGTTGGGCATCTATGTTTGATGGTGAATCCGCGAACATCATAAATCAAACCACCAATAAGGTGAATTATTTTAACAATGATAAGGATATGCACTATAAAATGTTATTAAATATTGTTCCGAAAAAGAAATCCAAAATGATAGATTATATTAAAAAACAAATTGAAGAAACAGTTGAATAATATCCCTTGCATTTTAATATTATGGTGTAAATAGAAACACATATGAAAATGGATATTGATAAATTGGAAGTACAACGATCTTTGATCGATTTAGATGGTTTTTCGCAAAATTCTTTAAACAGTGTTTTTATTGGATACGATCTATCTCAAGTATTGGATGATATTGTTTTGGTGGAGTTGGTGGATTTGGGTGGACACACTAATGAAATTGTTAGAAATGGCTTGATTGTTCCAGTTAACGCTGACACCCAAGCATGGAGGGTTGGTAAAGTAATTCTTTGCGGTCAGGGTGTATCTCTGGTCAAAAAAGATGATCACGTTATTTTCCCCAATAATAAAGGCATCATGATTTCTAATGTCGAAATCGACGGTTACGGTACATTGAATCATGGACAGTTTTTAAATGAACATAGAATTTTCGGCATAGCTAAACCTAGAAAAGATGTACATATCAAGACAGAATCTAAAAGCACTCGCAACAACAAACGTTTGCGAAATTAAGTTCCGCCGAAGGAACTATGTTGTGGGTAAATCATTGTACAGAAGAATGTTATGTACAAGATCACCATTACTACTAGAGTCCTTAGATGGTAGGCTAACTTTGAATTATGATGGGAGAATGTACAACCCTCCAGCATATAATCCAGATGATTATAAATTAGTGTTGGTTTGGGATATTTTAATGCAAGATTATAGGTGCGTTAATATGAGTTATTGTAATTTGATTGCTAAGATACCTCTAATAAACAATGATGCCATTAATAAATTTTGGGATTACTTTAATAAAGAGATATATCCAAAAAGTCCCAATGAAAAACAATATTGGATGAATTTGTAAATTATGAAAGACACTGGAAATGAAATATTCTTAGATAATTTGCATCGAAATTTACGTTTCGTTTGCAATAATAAGACAATGAAGGAAGGTAAGTTGATACTTTTCAATTTTAGTGATTTTTATTATTCTTTCACTTTAGATGTTTCTGGTACAATAAAATATTACAAATTACCGATGGCTTTTTCAGTGACAGACAACTTGAGTTCTATACGTTTAGACTACAGTATAAAAAAATTGTGTTATTCTATTGACGAATTTGAATTTTCATGTAAGATGATAAAACCAATATCCAAAAACGCATTATATGATAATGTGGTGGATGTGGTTTTCATATGATCAAAAACTTTCCTTCTGAATTCAAACCTAAAAAATCTCAAATTGAACTTATAAATGAAATAGGTTCAGCCTTCACTCGTAAAAAATTTGTAATTGTATCCGCTCCCACTGGGACTGGTAAAAGTTTCCTTTCAGCCACTCTAGCGAATTCATCGGATGCTCCTAGTGGAGAATTTAAACGTCTTGTGAATTCATATGAAGCATATGCACAAAACGAAAATGGGGGTTATGATAGAGAAGATGATCTTTTCGAGGAACCACCTTTCGGTGGATTTGTTTTAACAATCACAAAGGCATTACAAGATCAGTATTTGTCTTTATTTAAAGACTGTAAGGTTTTTAAAGGTAAGAGTAATTATATGTGTAATGTCGATCAACATTCCGATGTTGAAATTGCACCATGTATGATGCTATCTAAAATGAAAGAAGATTGTTGGAAAAAAAACTTCTGCTCATATTATAATGCAAGAAACGAGGCACTCACAAGTCAATTTACTGCTTTAAATTATAAAATATTTTTTACTGTCCCAGATCATTTGAAGAGAAAAAATTATATTATTTGTGATGAAGCATCTGAACTGGAAAATGAAATTGTTAAACAATTCACCCTTTCAATTGATTTCGATAAAATATCAAAATATGATGTTCCTATAAGCAGACTCACCACGGATGATTTCTATAAGGCTATTAAATGGGTGGAAAATTCCGAGTTAGAAATTTCAGATTATTTGGAAGAATTAAAAAAATCTTTAAATGCTAAAAAGGAATTAATTTCCGAAAGAGAAAAGGCTCAGTATTTATTTGTTAGGAATTTATCGAATAGTATTTCAAATATTTTAAAATATAAAAACGATGCTTCTTGGATAATTGATCGTCAAAAAAATGTGGTAAATTTCATACCACTAAAGGTAGATACTTTATCTAAAAATATTTTTTCACATGGTGATAAGATTTTATTAATGTCTGCCACTATCGTCGATCATGTTAAATTTGCGAAATCTTTAGGAATAGATGATTACGAGTACATTGAAGCCGATTCATCTTTTGAGGCTTCGAAATCACCAATCTACATATCAACGAAGCATAAATTAAACCATGCCAATTTAAGTGAAAAGATTCCCTTGATAGCTGAACAAATTAAAGAAATTTGTAAAATACATAAAGACGTTAAAGGTATAATCCATACTCATACGATGAGTATTGCGGAACAGCTGAAGAGACACTTAGGAGAGAGTAGTAGGTTCTTGTATAGAGATAGTCTTTCAAGTAATGATATGCTCTTGGCAGAACACTCAGAGTCAAAAGATCCCACAGTTATAGTTAGCCCATCATTAACTTATGGTGTGGATTTAAAAGGTGATTTGGGAAGATTTTGTATCGTAGTTAAATTACCCTATTTGCCTTTTTCTGATAAAAGAATTAATAGGATTTTTAAAGAGGATAGTGTCTGGTACACTAATGCCATGTTGAATAATTTGGTCCAAATGTGTGGAAGATGCACTAGAGATGAGAGCGACTTTTCAGATACTTACATATTAGATGGAAATATTGAACAGGTGATTATGCGTAACAATAAGAAATTACCTAAATACTTCTTAGAACGTTTTAAGTAAATGCGTAAAAATCCCTACTTTTTTGAAATTAAAAATCTATTGGTTCAATTCTTGGCCGCTTTTAATAATGTGGTCATTAAAAGATTCAATGCCGAACGAGATGTCGGGCAGACGGTTCAAGTTAGATATGTTTATGCTCCCAAACAGAGAGTAATGTATGATATTGTTAACTTTTCCCAAAACATAACTCTTCCAGTCGTAAGTATAAACATAACTAGTTTCAGTAGAGACAATAACCGTGTTTTTAATAAAAATGGTGGTTTTTATAAGCCAAATTCGACAGTAATTGACGAAAAAAACAAAGGACAGCTGAGTAATTTTTATAGGACACCAGTTCCAGTTAATATATCGGTAGAAATGAATATAATGACCAAGTACCAAACGGACTTGGATCAGATAATGTCTAATTTTATACCTTTCTGTAATCCTTACATAATACTCTCTTGGAAAGTGCCAGAGGAATATAATATCCCATTCATAGAAGAAATACGTTCAGAGGTATTGTGGAATGGAACTGTGAATGTCGAGTATCCAGCCGACATTGCTGGTAATAAAAAATCGGTTATAATAGGTAAAACAGGATTTGAAATAAAGGGTTGGATATTTCCAGCGGAAGAAATCCCGATTAAGAATATATTTTTCATCGACGCCGCACTTACGGTTGCTAAGGGAAATCTGCAAGAAAGTAGTTATTTTTCACTTAGTTCTCAGGTTATAGAAAAAGATGATTGTTCAACGTATTATAATACTGAAATCGTATCAATTTCTGCTGCTCCTCAAATGGATAACGTATTTTTCAATTTTTCATCTTGACTTAATGTCGTATTAATGTAAGATACTTGTTCAATATGGAAGACAACACAACTAAAAATACGGAAAACGAAAATCTAGCCAAAGCTAAGAGTGAAATTGAGGAAATTGTTAAGAAATATAATATTTCTTTGATTCCTGTGGTTATGCATCATGGTGATAAGACATTCAGCCGAATTGATATCGCCCCTGCTTCTGAGAATATCTCAGATAGCACCTCAGAAGCCACTCTTTCTTAAGGTTAAATTGATGTGGACTAAAGAATTTCCATTGGAAATGGTAAAAATACCTTTTCTGGAAAAGGAAAAACATCAATATTTTTGTGGAGACGGACATGAGTACATGTCCGTCTCTTCTATTTTATCTAGAGTTAAACCCAAATTTGACTTGGAGGGAAAGGCTCTGGAATGTGCCTTGAGAAAAAAGGTAAGTGTCGATGAAATTTTAAAAAGTTGGGACGATAAGAAAAAAACTGGATTAGACTATGGCACTGATATTCACGAGAATGTTGAGAAGTATTTTTTAAATGGGGAAATATCGAATGATAAATATTCTCAAGTGGTGAAAGATATCCGTGACATGGTTTATAGTGAAAATGGATACAATGAGTTAATATGTTTCGATAAAAACAAAAAAATTTGTGGAACATCTGATTACGTTGAATTTACTGAGGGATTTTTCAATATATCCGATTTTAAAACAAATATTAAATTTAATTTTGAAAATCAATATAATGATAAATTTTTATTAGAACCAGTTTCACATTTACCTAATTCTGAATATTTTATATATGCTTTGCAGTTATCTTTTTATGCTTACATGATAGAGAAACTCACTAATTTGAAATGTGGTTTTTTGAATATATACTGGTTGAAAAGGCAGATAGATACTAAACATATTTTTAAAGCTAAGTGGATGAGATATACTGTTCCGTTCTTAAAAAAGGAAGTTGAAGATATACTATGCATCGTATAAATTGGGAGCAATATGCCCTAGAGTTAGCAAAAACAGCATCCCTTAGATCTGAGGATGTTTATCAAAAAGTTGGAGCTTGTGCTCTTTCGCACGATAATCGCGTTTTGGGTGTGGCTTATAATGGTTTAAAAAGTGGTAAGGATGTGGATTCTGTATTTTGGGATGATAGAGATAAGAGAAGGCCCTTCATGATACATGCCGAATCTAATCTGTTATCATTATTCTCCAGAAATGAAGCGAAGGTTATAGCAATAACTCTTTTACCTTGTTGCAGTTGTGCTAAATTGATATGTGCATGGAACATAGAAAAGGTTATATATAATCAAGAATATGATAATGTCGATGCTGTTAATACTAAAGAGATTTTTGATTTTTATGGTATAGAGTTGAAAAAAATGGATTATTTAGATAAATAATTCTAAATATGGCTACAGTCGCAACTATTTCCGTCAATTTCGCTCAATATAATGCTACTTCATTCAATGCACCAGGTGTTATTGATAGATCTATAAATCCTAGTACATTGTCTCAATATTGTTTAGGCTCATCCACACCTGATTTTAATTATTTGGGTGGATTTGTTAAGAAAACAACTGACACCATGAGCGGATATCTAATATTGCCATCCGCTAATCCAACTCTTGACAATCATGCTACTAGGAAAGGTTATGTTGACTCAAGAATAAATTCATTATCCTCGACTGTAAGTGATTCGGGTAATGGATTTGTTAAAGTGCAGGGGTCAACAATGACTGGTGCATTGACTTTAGACACATTAATTCCAACGTTAACATTACATGCTAGTAGCAAGGGTTACGTTGATAAAATGGTAAGTGATCTAAACACTGCGATCGGAACTAATTTAAGTAATAATTTTTTAGCAAAAGCTGGAGGAACAATGTCTGGTATTATAAACATGGGTAGCAATAAAATACAATCATTAGCCACCCCAGTATTGGCAACCGATGCAGCTACAAAACAATATGTGGATTCAGTTGTTGGAAGCGGAACAGCTGGCGGTACAAGCACCGCATATGTTGACCAGCAAGATGCATTGAGAGTGGCGAAAGCTGGTGACACCATGACTGGTGCATTAATACTCAATGCGAACCCAAGCGTGAACCTCGGTGCAGCCACAAAACAATACGTTGACACTGGTGATGCGGCTGTTCAAGCGATAGCAAATACAGCAAACACAACAGCAAATACAGCAAACACAACAGCAAATACAGCAAACACAACAGCAAACGGCAAAGTATCTAAAACTGGCGATACCATGACTGGTGCATTAATACTCAACGCGAACCCAAACGTAGCCCTTGGTGCGGCCACAAAACAATATGTTGATTCAGTTGTTGGAAGCGGAACAGCTGGTGGAGCAACCACCGCATATGTTGACCAGCAAGATGCATTGAGAGTGGCGAAAGCTGGTGACACCATGACTGGTGCATTAATACTCAATGCGAACCCAAGCGTGAACCTCGGTGCAGCCACGAAACAATACGTTGATACTAACGTTTCAGTAGCCCAAACAACAGCAAATACAGCCCAAACAACAGCAAATACAGCAAACACAACAGCAAATACAGCCCAAACAACAGCAAATACAGCCCAAACAACAGCAAACGGCAAAGTATCTAAAACTGGTGATACCATGACTGGTGCATTAATACTCAATGCGAACCCAAGCGTGAACCTCGGTGCAGCCACGAAACAATACGTTGATACTAACGTTTCAGTAGCCCAAACAACAGCAAATACAGCAAACACAACAGCAAATACAGCAAACACAACAGCAAACTCCGCACTAGCAGGATTAAATAATAAATACGATAAGACAGGTGGAGCGATATCGGGAAATGTGACTGTTGCTGGTACAATTGTTGCAAGTGGAGATATAACAGCTTTTTCGGATGAGAGATTGAAGTATAATGTAAATCGTATTGAAAATGCATTAGATAAAACATTACAGTTAAATGGTGTTACTTTCGAAACTAAAGAAAATAAAAAATCATTAGGTGTTATAGCTCAAAATGTATTGAACGTTCTTCCAGAAGTTGTCCAAGAGAATGATAATGGTTATTTATCTGTAGCTTATGGTAATATCGTTGGTGTATTGATTGAGGCAATTAAAGAACTCAATGCCAAAATTGAAAAGCTAGAAGCTAAGAATTGACATATGCTTTCAATGTGTAATAATATGCACGTTGAAAAAATATAAATTTCAGAAATTCGTAGAAATAGCTAAGGCATTGCAACCAATGCACCATGATTATTCTTTAAATAGGACATTTCATGTCACGTTTGCTATAAGCAAGAAGAAAACAATATCTATTGGTATTAATAATATCAAAACCCACCCAAGTATTAAGAGATTGAATTACCGTTCAAACGAGGGAGAGGATTTGAGAAATATCGCAAGAACTCACTCTGAGTTGAATTGTGTTTTAAAATTGCAGAATAAGTTTTCTTCTTATTTCTTGAAAGATATCGTCTTTGTCAATATTCGTCTTGACAGAGCGGGTAATGTAAGATACTCTAAGCCTTGTAATGGATGTACACACCTTATGGAACAAGTCGGATATAAAAAATTATACTATTCTGGTGAATGTGGAAACTTTTTTGAATTAAATAAAAGATGATTAAAAAAAATCGCAACTTGAAGGAATTGAAGGAATTTGCAAAAAGTTATAAAAGCAATGAACGAAAACCAAAAGACAGCAGAAACGTATTAAAGACCATAGATGGCATAGGTAATGTCACTGAGGCGGCATGTATCCGCCCAGACATATACTTGGATAATGGTAAGCACTGTGAGGGTTGTCCCTACTTTGAACACTGTAAATCTAAGATAAGACGTTTAAATACTAAAACAAGATATTGACATATATAAAGAATAATATATAATTGTAGCATAATGAAAATTCTGGAAAAAGAAATAACCTCAAAGGGCTTTAAGTATACTCAACTGTTACGTGAGGATAAATTTGCCATTTACGAACAAAGTAAAAAAGGATACGATATTAAAAAATATGAGGTTATCATAATCGATTCACATAACGGTTATGAAATTGGAGGTCAACAGGTTCTTCCATCTGAAATGTATCCATCCTCTACACTATGGGGGGTTAAAGGCTTTACGATGGAAAGTTACGATGATGCACTTAAGAAGGTAAAAATTTTGAAAAAGAAAGAGGCAGCTAAAGTGGCTAAAGAGAGTAAAGAGAAGTAATCATGGGAAAGAACTACAGTAACCAAGCTGGTAAAGGAGACCGACCCCGACCAGTGAATAAAAAACAATATAATTCCAACTTTGATAAAATATCTTTTAAATCTAAGAAAGAAACGATTGCGAAACAAGTAAAAACAAAAAACGGTAGAACGAGATACATTTATTGAAAAAAAATGAAAAAGAAAACAGTAGAATCTAAGAAAGTATCAATTGAGTTCGATGAAAAACATCTATCAACACTTACAACCGCACTAGAAGTATATAGCCGTCTTCGAGGAGGTCAAATTAAATTTGCATTTGACAATGTTTTTTGGGATAAAGACTTGAGCTATCAAGATGGTCAGGTTCTTGAAAGTTTTGTACGAACAATTGTTTTTCATAAAGACGAATTGTTGAGGGAAAATAGAAATGCATATTACGGTATTGGTTGCAAGGAAATGAAAGATGGTGATGTTGCATGGGAGATTAAAAAAGTTATTGAACAATACCAGCACTATCAGAGAAATGATGGTTTCAGGAGAATCTGTGATGTATCTGGTGATGGTACAATGCAAATATCAGAAGTGCCTGTTCCAAAAATTATAGACTCCAATGGTTATTGGAAACCTCAGAAATCATTTATAATTCCAAAGAGATATCAAAAATATATAGATGCGTCTTTGAAAATTGAAAAATACAGTGATGTGTGGTCTGTAGTTGATAAAGCATTTAAGAAAAAACCTCTACCAAAGGGTAAATTGAGTAGAATAGAAAAATACGATGATAGTTACTATGTAGTTGTCGAAGAGCCTTATACATTAAATTAAAAATATGAATGAAATTAAATTCCCAGACGGAAGTGTTGTAATTGGTAAGATTTTAAAGATTGAAAAGGATAATTTTCTTTTTAAATATAAAATAGGGGAGGTTGAATGCTCCGTGTGGTTGCCAAACAGTTTCAAATTATGAAAAACCCAAAATATTACACAAAAACAGGACAGCATCCAGATGATGCTATCAATAGAGTCAAAACATTCATCAATGAATTGCAAAAAGTACAGGATAAGTATTTTGATGATCTTGTAGATGACCTTAAAATAAATAATTCATTGAACGACTGGCTTTTTGATTACATTTTCAATGAGGATTCTGATATTGATCTAATGTTTACTGAATATTTGGAAGATGTAAACAAAAAATACGAGGATTTTGTTAAGACGGATTAAACAGTTTATTTTCGATGTGGTGTGGATAACAATAATTATCACAATCTGTGCTATTTCTATTGTTGTTGGACTTATCGGATCCATTAGGTATAAGCTATGAGTGAGTTGATTGAAGAAATTACAAAATTGACTGATGAATGGTACACATTAATCGGACCTGACCATCATAAAGAAAAAGATTGTCATTGGTATGTGGAAACTAAATGGAGTTATGGTCATCCCCCCAAATATTCAGTTCAACACTGGGGGTATATTATCGGAGATATTGAAGAACATTGGAACACTTACGAATTGGCTTTGGGGAGATTAAAAGAAATCTTGACAAGAGAAATAGAAGAGTATATAAAGGATAGGAATGAAAATGATGACGAAATTGGATGGTAGTAAACCCATTTTATTTTTGGGAGATACGCATGGTAATTATGGAAACCTCTTCTATCATATAGAAGATAAAGGAATTGAAAATTGTTATTTGATGCATGTTGGGGATGGGGGGGAAGGTTTTTTACCACGAGATAAACAGTTAAGACAATTCGATGATCTGAATAAGAGATTTGAAAAGAGAAATATCGAATATAAGAGTATTCGGGGAAATCATTCGGATCCAACGTACTTCGTTGGTGACAATATAACATGTTTAGAGAATTTTGAGTTGGTCGAAGATTATACTGTAATGGAACATAATGGTAAATTGATTCAATTCATAGGTGGTGCGACCTCAATTGATAGGACAATGAGAAAAGAAGGAATATCTTACTGGAAAGATGAGATTTTGAAATACGAAAAAGATAAACTCCGAAAAGTTGATATTTTAGTAACCCATACCGCCCCATCTTGGTGTTTTCCGCAAACATTTAACGAAATGGTTTATGGTTGGGCAAGGGAAGATGCTTATTTGTTAGAAGACCTCATAGAGGAACGTGCAGTGATGGATGAGATTGTAAAGACATGTAAGCCATCTTCACATCTATATGGGCATTTTCATGATTCATGGAATGAAGAAATTAATGGATGTAAACATAGATTGTTAAATATAAATGAGATTTGGGGTGAACCTAATATATGAAAGCTAAAGAATTAATTGAAGTTTTGCAAAAATTGGATCCAGAAACACTTATAATTGTTGATGGATATGAAGGAGACTATGATGTTCCAAAAGGAGCAGAACAAATATATGTGACTGGTCCACATGAAACGAAATGGTATTATGGCGACTACAAAAATTGTCCAGAAGATAAACTAGGAGCAATGAAAGTTCTTTACCTAATGAGATAATTTTATGGGAGATAAGAAGATACACACGACAATCTTAATTAAGAGAAGAATTACAGGGGAGCCTGGACCACCCGAATCTTTGGCACCTGGTCAATTGGCTTTTAATGAAGCTAGTAATACAATGTATATCGAAACCAGCGCACCTACATTATCTGGATCAGAAGATCCTGGATTTTTTTAATCTATGTATTTTAATTTTTCAATTTATAATTTTACAAAAAAACCAGATTTTTGGTATAAACTGAAGTCATATCATAAACAACTTTCTAAAAACAAACACTTAGAGATCGAGACATTTTTTACAAATTATTACTTGCTTTCTTTTGAGTTTGATTGTAAACTTAGAGGAAAGGACCATGCTGGTATTAGATTAAAAGTTAATATTGGTAGTCTAGAATTAACAATAAGTTTTTATGATTCCAGACATTGGGATTATAAAAAGAAATGCTGGGAAGAAAAATAAAACTTTAAAAGGCATTTAAAGTTTCCTCAAATTTTTGTTCCTTTCTTTTCATGTATATTGATGCGTTTTGGTAAAGCAAATTGTAAAGTTTTTTGAGATCTTCTTTACGTTTGATTGTCACAGTACATATATATTTTCTTTTATAGAAAGAAGAAAACAATCCAATAGAGTCAAAGTATTTTTTGATATCTAATCCCATGCTTTCCTGACATGCTATAGAAAATAATTTGCTTCTATTGCTTAAACAATACGTCACAGTTCCATCTCCTTCAAATAATCCCAAAATAAACGCTATTTTTAAATTTTCTGGAATGTTTGGCATTGGTAAATTTTCTTTAGTTTTATTTGGACACAATCCCAATTTTAATGCATCTTTGTATACGTTTATAGATGATATGTCCAAAATACTAGTTCCTAATGCTCTGTCGTAGACTTTCCCGTTAATCGGTCCTGTCATTTTTGGGGTATAGGTATAACCTAATGGTTTGTTAGATTTTAAAAATTTTATTCTCCATTCGTCCAAATAATCTTTACCATCTTCTCTTAGCCTAATTGATATATTTTTATTATATTTAGACAAAGACCCGTCCGAGTATATCAATCCCAAAAATTGAGCCTTTTCAAAAGAGTCTATATTTTTTAATATAGTTTCATCTAAATTGTATTTTCTCGGAAATCTTCCAGCTTCTTTTCTTGTCTCTACTTTATATTTTTTTATAATTTTGCACACCGTAGCTTCAGCTACACCCAACTCTTCACACACCCTTTTTAAGCTTTTTCCGCTTTTATATTCTTCACAAATTCTTAACGCCTTTTCTTTTGGTATGTTTGACCCCCTAAGTTCTATATTATTTTTCTTTAAAACTTTGTATATTTCTGTCGGGTATATTTTGAATTCTTTTTCAAGTTGTGTTGTAGTGTAGGTTCTGTTAAGGTATGATTGACATATAAATTCTTCGCGCTCCATATTATTTAATTTGGTCATATAAGTATTTATCTCTTACCTCGTGTTTTTCTATTGACTTTGTTCAAAAATATATTAATATTGTTTATATGAATGAAAAACTAGAACTCCAACTCGTAAAAAAGTATCCTAAAATCCTCAGAGATTATAAAGGAGATATTATGCAAACAGCTTTATATTTTGGGTGCCAAAATGAGGACGGTTGGTACAATCTTTTAGACAAATGCATGGAAAAACTTCAATATTTTTGTGATCTTTGTTCTTACAGAAGTGGCGAAGAAGTGCAAGTTATTGCTACGACCATTAAGGAAAAATACGGAACTCTTCGTTTTTACACAAGCGTTTATGGTGGTGATAATACTCAACACGATATTATTGACGATATTATTGACAAAGCAGAAGCAAAGTCTGCATATACTTGTGAAGTAACTGGTGAACATGGTGAACCTTGTAAGAAAGGTGGTTGGTACAGGACACTATGTTACGAACAAGCTAGGAAAGATGGCTATGTAGCCTGTAAGGAATCAACTGAAGAATACTGGAAAGAAAAAGATACAAAGGGGTCTAGTATTTAAACATGACACTGTTTCAGAGCAAACTTTTAAAATTTGAGTTAACCAAAGATCAACTCGATTCTATGGAAGAACATGCTTTTTATGAGAGTGGTTTGATTGCTGATGGTTGTTTTGATAGTTTGGATGATTATGCTAAACAATGCATTACCAGATACGGTAGAATACTTTTAAAATCTCAGAAAGAAAGGATTTATAGCATGGATGATGTAGGACGTACATGTGACATAAATGAATAATCTAGACACATATTTGAAACGTATATTAACCAACGTTGCATTTGGTTGTGCAATATTATTAATAATAGTTTTGGCAGTAACGTTTCGTTATTACATTGACAAACAAACCAATTTAAACATGGATGAATTAAAGCAAATAGTCGAAGAAGAAATTACAAAAAATGAGCACTAAATATAAATTTGAAGAAGTGACGGGTTGCACAGCTTTTAATTTTTTAGTGAATAGTAAATCACTTTCCGATATTCCAAAAAATGATCAAGATGAAATTTTAGACTATCTTTTTGTTAAAATTAAAGAAAGCATTAAAGAAAACACTATTCAACTTGAAAGTGTTGTTCAATTATTTCAATATGATGATTATGAATACGATGATCACGTCTGTGGACAGTGTGGGGATACTGTATCAACCACAACTTGGAATATATGATTCTAGCTTTATCTGACATTCACCTCGGTAGTCCAATTTGCCAAGCAGATTTGACACTAGAAATTATTAAAAGAGATGACTATGATACTTTAATATTGTGTGGTGATTTGTTAGATAGCTATAACATCCATAGACTTTGTAAAAAACAATGGAAAATTCTTTCGGAATTGAGAAAAATTTCAAAGAAAAAACACTGTGTTTTTATTAAAGGAAACCATGATAAGGATTTAGAAACAATTTCTGCTCTTCTTGGTTTTGAATTTGTAGATGAATATGTACAAGTCGTAAATAAAAAAAGAATTTTGTTTACTCATGGTGATAGATGGGATATTTTTATCAACACAAAACCATTTTTAACAGAATTAGCTTCTGGTATATATTATCTTTTGCAGAAATTAGATAAGAAGCAGAAATTTACTAGAAAAATTAAGCAATATGTTAAAACATGGAAAGGTGCTGCTCATGATTTAACAGTTAGAATTGCTCAATACTGCTACAACAACAATTATGATGCTGTTTGTTTTGGACATACTCATGTACCTAGACAATACGATATAGGTGGAATAGAATGTATTAATTTGGGATCACAATGCGAACTACCTATAACATATGCAATGATTGATGATCTTGGAGTAATAACACTAAAACATCATGAGTAAAAATGCTTGACATTTAACAATAATATCCTAGAATGATTATATGAGTAACAAATACGAGAAGTTCACTAAAAAAGCACTAGACAAGATGTTTACTTACGTTGGCTTCGAGGGCTTCAACGAGGAGTTCACAAAGCAACATGACGATTGGTATCAGCAGAAAACATGGACAATGGAACAATCTGCTGATTTTAAAAAGTGGTTTATTACAGAAACCAAGAAGGATTTAAAATTCAATAAAAACATGGCTGAAAGAGAATTTTCCTGGTTCGATCTCAAATGGGGTTGGAAAGTTTCAGATGATCCTTACTTCTCCAAACAAAAAGAATTAGTACATGATTGAAATTGTATCATTCGTGGGCTTGTTTGAACTTAAATGCTTCATTATTAAATGAAAAAAATAATTGACAAGATCTTTAGAGAGAGTATGTTTGAATACAAATATTTTTTACGGATAGAAGACACCATTAAAAATTTTGTGCAAGATATACAGGTAGATGTTGAAAGTTGGAAGCAGTATAATACTAGCGAAGAATATAATGAAAAATAGTGTAGAGCTTTTAGGTTTTTACGGGTCTGATGAAACAATTGCTTGTTCGGCATGGACTTCTACATCAAGAAATTTAACTGAAGAAAAAAAATCTCGTATAGGTAATTTAATTCAAAATCTCTGGGAAAACGGACATGAAACTCCTTTTGAAAAAGCGACTGTTCATTTCTTAATTGACTGTGATATTGCTAGTCATATACATCTTCTAAAACATAGAATGGCTAGTATTAATGCCGAATCTGCAAGATACAAAGAACTAAAAGAAGACAAATTTTATCTTCCAGAAGATTGGAAAGATGTAAAAATTAATTCTTTACCAAACACCATGGAACAAGCAGATCCAAGACTAGATTGGCAAAAGTTGTTAGAAATTTATACACAATTAGGAAATTCATATTATCATGCCTGTCTTAAAGATTTGGAACCAGTTTTAGGAAGAAAAAGAGCAAAAGAATCAGCTAGGTTTTTTAAAACTTATAATTCTCAAATTCAGTCTGATGTTATGTTTAATCTTCGTAGCTTTGCAAATTTTCTTAAATTAAGAAACAGTGAAGATGCTCAGAAGGAAATCCGCGAGATTGCTCAAGAAATGTTAAAGCTTGTGCAAAATATAGAAGGTAATCCATTTGAACACACTTTAAAAGCTTGGAATATTTAATATGATTGAAATCATCTCATTTGTGGGCTTGTTTGGTTTTTTGTTTTTTGCATATTGTGTATGGGATTGTAGGCACGACATAGACGAATAGCATGAATACATTTTACGAGAGAATTAATGATGGAGAATTGTTTGTTTATAACGAAGAAAGCAAAAAATTCTATTTGCAAGAAATGAAAAAGTTTAAAGACAAAGGGCATTTGATTAGTGAGTATACGGAAGAAACTTTGGATAACTGCGTAAGTAAAGGTTTATTTAAAAAGCATGAGAGCAGATTATAAAAATACAAAAGTTGGAGATCAAGTAGTCTTCAAAAAATCTACTAAACATTGGTTCCTCAATAGAGAGGAAAATGCAAAGAAGCTAGTCTCTGGACAGGTTTATACAGTAAAGAAAATTAGTGTTGCTTCCTCTTCGACTGGTGTTAAGCTAGAAGAAACTGGTGATTTAGAATATGAGCTTTGCTGGTTTGATAAAAATGAAACTACAAAATCCTAACGAATATACTCCTGACAAATGGGTAGTAGTTAAGATCGAAGGTGGAAAATTTCCTTTGACCTATAAAGTATTTGGCAATTGGCATGGTGGTTATATGGATTCTAGTGGTTCATGGAAATTGAATAGTGGAATTACAAGAGTTACAAAAGCAAAGAAACATTATAACTTCAGAGGTTTTTCTGGATCAGTTTATAAGTGCCACGAGAATGCATATGGAATGACTTGTTATGGGTTAACAGTAATTGATAATATTATTAACAAATCTAAAGAAGCTGGAGTTACTGTAGAAATTTTATCAGAAGATACAAATTGGCTTGACTTGTCCTACGAATAATGATATTATTAATTTATGGAAGAATTGCAATTAAAATTGAACAACTGTTTGCTAAAAACTATAGTTTTTAAATATATGGGTGAACGGTGTATATCAAATTTAAATCTAACTCGTAATCACATGAGTTCTTTACGGTGTAGGGATGGAAATATTCCAAAAAAATCTTTCAATAAAATTGAAAAATACTTGAGAGATGAAGGTTTTTTTGATATTGACTCGTCCTACGAATAATTTTATATTGGTATCAATAGTAAATGAAAATTTCGAAGAATAGTTTAGGTGGACAGAACAACCATGGACGCATGAGTGGCGCACGTTCGAGTCGTGCTTCTTCGACCATTTTTAAAAAATTACAAAAGTTAGATAGAGAGATTTCAAAATTACGAAATCAAATAAATCCTTTTAGTATTCGATATTTTGATTTCGGAAAATATCCAAATAAAAAAATTATGGATAAGATTAAAAAACTTGACATGCAGAGAAAAGAAGTTAGACTGGAGAGGAAGAAATATGAAAACTGAAATAAAAAGAGTAGTAGATATGGGTACACAAAAAGTGTTTAAACTTATTACTATTGATACTGATAGTAATGAAACAGTCTTTGAAGGAAAGTTATATATTGATTCTGAAATGTTTAAGGGTGTATTTAATGAAGAAGAATTAATAAAAGAAATCGAATCTATTCCAAACTTACTTAAACTTAAATGAGATCACTTAAATTCCGTTGTTGGGATAAACTAGCAAAACAATTCACCTATCCAGACAAAGGATATCAAGGACATTATGTTCTGGATTTGAATGGAAGATTTCAAAACCTTCAGAATGGTTCTGGGGGTGATGAATATGTAGTTCAGCAATGGACTGGTGAATATGACAAAAACAGAAAAGAGATTTACGAAGGGGATATTATTAGTTCATATTCAGTAGAATTTATTAATGAAAATTATGAAGCTGAAATAGTCTTTCTAGATGCCGCTTTTCATGCAAAGGTTAGTGAAAAAGATTATAGAGGTGTATGGAGTGGTGATGATATCGAAGTAATGGGAAATATATTTAAATTACCATGCAATCCAGATCACAATGGAGAATGTTTGGTATGCGATAATTGGGTAAGTGATTGTCCTTTTAATAAACAATAAAACAATAAAACTATGAAAGAAGTATAAACTATGAATAAAGAAACCAACCCGACCGAAGACGATAAAAGTCTTATATCAAGAGAAACTGAAATAAAGCACATGATTCATACAGCAGCTGAATATATGTGCAGGGCAAAAAATTTGGATGAAGTAAAAGGAGATGATGCTGTTATTCAAAGAAATCATCACTGCAATATGACAAACGCAACCATTTCTTATCTTGTCGGAAAGTATAAATTAGATCCTAACAAAGCATTTGATTCAGTTGTTTCTTTTGCTAAAACATTGTCCATTTAAAACAAGCAAGCTGTGACTTACCAACATTGGATTCGTAAGTTTTAGCAGAGGCATTTCTGCGAACACTCGGAAAATGGGAGGAATAAAATGACACTCAAACAAAAAATTGTTAGCATTGTAATAGTAGGTGGTTTATTTAGAATCTCTGAATTTATTGCAAACATTATCATGTGGTTAATGAGATTGTTTAAGACTAGAAAGCCTCATTATCTTTATATATACTTGAAATACGAACAAGACTTTCTTTATCCACTAGCAGAAGAGATTTGCTATTGCTTGGGTCTTAAAAAAGAATGGGACGTTCATCAAGTGGGTTTAGATGAATTAAACAAATTAATTTTTAGAGAAGAAGTTATATGAGTCCACAACTAATCAAATACAACAGAAAAGTAGATTCTCTTAGAGATATTCTAAAGCAACATGGTTTTGAAAATCTTGAATGCTTTTGGTATAATGATGGAATTTATTTTGGTCTTTGGAAAGATATGTCAGTATCTATTGAAAAACCAGATAGTGAAACAACATTTACTCTTTGGAATTTCGGATTTAGTAGTGTTTCAGAAAATAATAAAAGAATTAAATTAAGAGCTATAGCTTCAGAACCACCAGAAGGTGATGAGATTTTTCATTTTGATTTAGAATATTATCCAGAAGTAGTTTTACATGATAGACATAAATTCTATGGACCATCTGCTCGATTGGAAGTAAGTAATATTTTAGAAAGAGACTTGACTAATCTTCAAAAATATATAGACTATCTAGTAAACCTAAAATGAACACACAGATCGAAACTGTACAGGCGCATCAAGAAAATCTACAAAAAATTAAAAGGTTAACTTCTGAACTATCAGAATGCATGACTTCTCCAAATTTCATACAGTATCCTCCATCATATACAGCAGAAGAAGATCCTGAAGTAGATTTTATCGTTGATAGGAGATGGATTCATTTAGGAATAAATTATGAATATCCAATTCTCAAAAAAGGACGTTACAGTAGACTTCCTTATGATTGCAAGATGTTAGTTGATGATATTGTAAGTTCATCTCAACTTGAGACGTTCAAACAGTGGGATACAAATTTTAGAAGAAAATATTATACTAGAGCAATTCTAATGGCATATGAACTTGGTAAAGAAAATAACAAAAACATCTTTACTATGATAAGAGGTTGGTTTTATAGTGTTATAAAATTTAGAACGAGATGCTAATAAAATGAAAAAATTTGCATGTTATCATAAACCAACTAAGTGTTGGGTATATTTCAAAGAAGATAAAAGAGGTATTCCTTTTATTTGCCTGTGTCTAAAACCAGACGCAACTATATTTGAAAGTAAAGAATATGCTAAAGAACTTTTAAAAAAATCATCGTTCGATAGCTCTGAGAATTACGGATCAGAGAACTTTCTTGAGTTTTTAGTAAAATTATTATGAACAAAACAAACCTCAACTGGAAAAAAAAGTGGCTTGATGACAAGTCTGGATATTGGTATTCCGCAAAAGTCCCTATTATTGGTTGGGAATATATTGTAGATACTCATTATGATTATGGGGTTGATTGTGGCTTTATTGGGGGTTTGTATTTTAGTAAGTTTGATGATGAAATTACAAGAGTCACTAATAAATTTTATAAAACAGAAGAATCTGCCATGATTGCTTGTGAAAAACATCTAATCAACACAGCTGAAAAATTTAACAATTGGATTAAACAAAATGAAAATTAATAAAAAATACAAGGTTTGCGAATACAACCATAAACCCGATATGTACACTTATGTCAATGAAGACAGCACAAGTCCTTTACATGGATGGACAACTAGTGTGCCTATGTGCAGAAAAGAATTTTCAAAACTAATAGAAAAACCAACACCTATAAAATATTTTTCTAGTAAATCAGAAGCAAAGGAATATCTTGACATTGTTAAAAAATTCTGGAATAATGATTGGGATAAGAACCAACACATCTTTATGATCAATGGTTATAAGAAACCACAATGGAAAATTTACGAAGAAAAATGAAGACACCAACACTCAGACAAAAAGTTGACCAATACGAGTCTTTCTTCCACAAGATTAATTTGTTTGTAATATCTTGCAATAATACTGGTATTAAAGAACTAGTAACTAATGCTGATATTTGGTCATATTCTCACCGAATTTCAAATGGTGAGCTTTCAGATAAAAAACAACAACAAGCAATTAACAATGCATTCTGGAAGCTTCTTGATACTCCAGAAACTGATGCCGTAACTAAAGAAAGACAACGTAAGTATACTAAGGCACAACAAGCAAAGACATCCATACCATGATAAACAAAGTAAAAATAACCAATCTTTCTGATGCGGAGAGTTATAGCTTTAGCAAAAACAATACAGAATATGATGTTTGGATTTCTGCTGTTGGACAAGAAGATAAAAAGCAAATAAACAGAATGAAAAAAAACTTTAAAGATAAAAATGTGAAATTCTTTTCACAATTCTTTGCTGACTGGTCTAATGAAGACGGTATTTCGTGGGCACACTTAGAACATGAGGCACCACAACTTCAACACATTCAAAACATTATTACATTTTTGAAACCGTTTGCGGAAGATGATAAGCCCCACAATCTAGGTGTTAATTGTTTTGCTGGCATCTCTAGATCAACTGCTATAGGTATTACTGCTTTAGTTATGGCTGGAAGAACAGTAGATGAAGCTTTGACTGAAATTGTAAAAGATAGACCAGAATCATGGCCCAATTTGCGTATTCTCAGATTCGCTTCTGATATTCTTGATATTGATATTCATGGTCATGTATCAGATTGGAAAAAGAAATGCATAAACTCTGATGAAATCTTTATAATGCCTGATAGACTACAAAAAACATTATGAATAAAGAAGAACTTAAAAAACAAATAGATGATCTTAAAGAAGATTTGCGAGATGCTGATATATATTATATAAATTGTAGCGATAAACTATTAGCAGCGGAAAAAGAAGTAGATGGACTCAAACAAAGACTCAAAGACCTTAAAGAAGGATTTGAGGGTTGTTGTTATGCTTGTGAACCTGTTGGTATGTTGAATCAAGAATTAGAAGCACAGTTGAAAGCAATTGGAGAGGATGGCACAGGAGAACATAACGCAGCGATTGAACTTCGTAATAAATTAGTTGGTTCTCGTTTAGAGACAGATGAGTGGAAAAAAGTAGCTAGACAACTTTATAGTGTAGCCTTACACTTAGAGTCAGTTGCTACTAGTAGAAATAACATTGTCGTGGTTGGACCTGGACTTTATTCCGAAGCAGTAGAATCTATAAAAGAATATGAAAGATTAGAAACATATGCATAGCATCGAACTGAGAGACTATTTAGCGGGTGAGGCATTGCAGGGATTACTAATAAGCCATCCAACAACAGATATTGATAGTTTAGTGTTTACTGCTTACAGTATAGCTGATAAGATGATTAAACATAAAAATGAATCAGAAAACTTGGAAAATATCACATATTCAAAACAGATAAAAAATTTATGAACAACGAAACACTCATTGGGAGAAACCACTGTTTGAAAGATTATCCACAAAATAAAACAGTTTGTTTTAAAATTCGCAGTTTTATTTACGAAAAACTTAATATTTGGGATATTTGGGATTTGCTTCCATATAAATGGAGAATGTGGTATTATGAAGACATAAAGCCAATTTTTAGACCGAACAATTCAAGAATACGAAACAGCATTCCCAGACAATATAGAGACGTTACAAGTCTTATTGTAGATGTTAATTTCGAGTTTATTAAAGCATTCTACGAAGATGAATATGTTGATGGGATAGTAGATTGG